GTGTTTGGCCAGTTATTGTAAGTACCCTCTTCACACAAATCACCAATAGGTCTTTGTTTTCCTTTATAGTCGAAGAAATCGGCATCAATACCTACTGAAGATGAAATACCTAAATAAGTTCTTCTTTTATTATCACCAGGACTAGTAACCGAATTATCACCACCTGTAGAACTACCAAAAGGAGGATTTGCAATTACTTCACCTGGAATTGCGTAGTGTGTTTTATAAACAGGGAAAGGAGATGTACCGTTAGTATAACTTCTTGTTATAAAACCTTCAAATCCACAAGGAAGAGCGTCTAATGGGGCTTCTTCATTCATTTCTAACATAATATATTTAGAAAGAATTGCGTACTCACCGTCTATTGAACCAACCTTCTTAGCCACAAAACTGTTACTTGTAGCATCTAATGTACAATTAGTGAATTTCTCGATAACTGTTGGATTGGCATCCGTATCATAGAAATCTCTAACTATTAAATCAAATGTTCCATTGTTAAATGAAATATTTGCAATAGAAACTTTAACTTCTCTATTCGCAGCATTTCCATCAGGAATTGTATAAACACGGAATAACTTATAAACTAAATTACCTCTAAGTTCAGAAACAACCCAAGGGGATGATGGTGTTTGGTATCTTTCTAAATAGAAACCTATAGTATCAGTATTTGTTGAGGTTCTCGCATCACCTAATGCAATAAAGTTATTATAGTTTAATCCACGAATAAATCCTTGATTATATCCGTAATCCAACATTGTTGAATATCTTTCTTCAACAAACAAAGGAACTTCAGTTCTATCTTTAGCGAAATTTGAAACACCAAACACACTACTAATATAGTTAGATTGTGATGTCGCAAATGATGTTTCAAAACTGAACGTATCATTATTGTAAGTTCTACCTGAAATTAAGAAAGTTGCGTAAGGGTTTTGACTTATTCCTGAATAACTACCTGTACCAATCATTGTTACATTTGAGGTACCTGTTACTTGATATTGTGGTCCATGTAAAGTTGTTGAGTATTGAGTAATACCTCTTGAACGTAAAGTTGCTACCACAAGATTGTTATATCCTGAATAACTTGTACCTGAAAATCCGTAATAATAACCTGACACAGTTCCAGTAAACGCTCCGGAAACACCATTAGAATTTCCTGATAATGATGAAACGTTTGTATAAAAAGAATTACCATAATATGCGTTACCATTAGATGGTGGTATAAAGTTAGCATAAAACCAAGCGTCATTTGTACCCGAACAGTAATCAATAGTTGTTGCAGTTATACTATCAACACCAAATACATTAGTTGGTAATGTCAAACCAGCGACAACGTTTGCAGTTGCTTGAGTTCCTGATACAGGACCAAAATAATAAACTGAAGTAGCGGATGTACTGTTAGTTACTAAAATGTCATGTAATTGAGTTTGTAAATCACCTAAAATTGTAGATGTACCTCCATCAAATTGTGTGTAACCATTAGTATAATATGTGTTTCCACTTATTACACTTGGGACTGATGAAGTAAATTGTATTGATGATGCCGATGATGTCGAACCTGTGAAATTAATTGAGAAAGAAGTTCCCCCAGTTATTCCGACAGTTGCACAATTAACATTCGCAATTGTTGTGATAGACCAAGATGGTCCCGCATCATAACCTGAAAGACCTAAAATTCTTGTAACATACAATTGGTTAGATTGTTGTAAATATGATTTTGCAATATATGCTGCCTCATATTTTGGGATTTGTGTATTCACAAATTTTTCAGGTAACGTACCTCCAAAATAAGTTTGGAATTCATCATAATTAGTAATGAATATAGGTTCAAATGCAGGTCCCTTAAGAGTTTCACCCACAATACCTAAAGTAGTTACACCAACACTTTGTGAAACAAAAGATAAATCTCTCTCTGAGGTATAGACACCTGGAGAAACGAATACTTTGTTTGCTGTAGCCATTTTTTAATTTAATTGTTTAAAATTTATTTATTGATAAATATTCTATAAAACTTGAAAAACTATTGGTCTAAAGAACTATTTATTGATTAGTAAGAATAAAATCTTACTTTTTTCTACCTTGAAAATAAAGAACCTTAAGATATCAGAAGAATCACATTTGTTATTAAAAAAACATTGTTTGAAGAATGGATTAAAAATTCATAAGTTTATTGAAAAACTTATTGAATTGAATTGTACGGAAAAAAAAGATATCTATGGTGAAAATTAAATCAGTATTGACTCAAGTTGGAAATTAGAAGATTCCGAATTATTTGTCTTAATAATTTGAATTGTTAAAACGTCATTTGTATTAATTTGTATCTCACCCGTAATTAATTGTTGTATATCCGTCCCATAAAAAAGACCATTAATATACATTGAGTATGATGTTATATTTTCAGAATCAATTAGTTTAATATTTGTGGTATACTCAAATGTTTGAGTATATGCCGTAGTGCCAATAGGGAAAGAAATATTCAAAGGAATTCTATCAGGGTTTGGTGGGTATTTTTTTATTCTTCTTTTTGTTTTTCTTGGAGCAACTTCCATAAGTAATAAAGACCTACTAACCGCAGGTTTAACTTCAAATTCGTTTTCATCAATTAAAAATCCTTGTAAAGTAAAAGAATAACTTTGGATATAATATCTACGTTTTTCTAAATCCATAACTGACTCGTCAGAAACTTCGTCAAGTTGTATTGGAATATAGTGTCCTTTAATTTGTGTGTAAGCTTGTCTTGATGAAAATTTTTCAATTATAACTTGATTGAACTTATTTAATTCTCTCATTCTGTTACAAATGATTTTAACTGAATATTTTATATCAACAGGAACAGGTTGTGGTATAGTATAAATGTCCATACCTTTTCTTTGTCCGTCCCATGTTGGAACCGCGGCATAATAATATTGTTTTCTGTTTGGAATATTATACCTTAGTGAAGGTATCGTACCAAATTTAACTTCAGGTGTTCTTATAGTTGTAATAAACGGAGGTTGAACATTTTTATCAATATTATTAAAATCCCAAGTTTGAGTAAATTGAGACCAATTTTGAGTAGTCATTAAAATATCAACAACTTTAATGTCTTTACCTGAAACTGAAGTTCTCAAATCGTTTTTAACAAATTCTAAAAACCCACCATCTAAATCTTCATGTAATAATGATTTAGGTAAATAAGTACCATTCCTATTAATATCTTCAAGAAGTTGTTCTCTTCTTTCATAACCAACAGGTGGGTAAGTTAATGGTAAAGTTTTTTTTATTTTTGGTAACATTATATTCCTCTAAATTCGTTTTCCATAACAGGTGATGCGTTTATTGTTCTATAAAATGGTTTGTATCCCCCGTATGTGTGTTTGTTATCTGAAACAACACGTCCATCATTATTAACTACATAATATCTTACTTGAGTTTCAGTTTCGTAATACCCAATATAATCCCCAAGTTCTATATCAATTTCTAATTCGTCTAAATGTTTTTGGTAAACAGAAATCCTTGCGTTACCTGGTTCCATTTGATTAATCTTACTTGTTCCAAGAAATTTATTTTCAGGTGCAACAATCTGTAAAAACGCTTTAAACTCAACAGGTGGTAAAAATTTAATACCATCTTCTTGAGCTTCACCATAAACATTATCAGTATTTGTCTTTTGTTTATCAACACGGTATAATACAAGAGTGAAGTTCATATCACCTTCTAACCACTCCCTTCCCATACTAATATCTAAGCTATAATCTTCCGCTCCGAAAAATTTACCTAATCTTGTTATTGGAACTATTCTATTCGACATATTGATAAATATTTCTTTTTTTATTATTATTATAGTTGTATAGTTAATTAAAATAATTTGACAACTTCTACAGGACATTTAAGTATTGAACAACAAGCAATATCTATTCTTGAAAATTATCAGGGGTCAAATAACTATATCCTTAAATTAAAGAAACAGATTGAGTCAAATAAAAAATATCTTCCAACGAGAGCTCAATGTGATTACGTTATTGACTATAACTCAGTAGTTCCAAAAGTTGCTAAAAAATGGGTTGAGATTGACTCATACTTTTCACAAAAACTTGTTGCCGACAATCCTTTTATTAAGGAACCTGATAAAATCTACGTTGAAAAGATTTTAATTGAAAAAGATAAATCATATCACATTTGGGGTAAGATTTTTAGTGGTGAAACTATTCATGATTTTTGGATACCGAAGGCTGCGGTTATTAAACAATACACCGAAAACTTGGTTGATGTTGATTACACAAAATATGAAAACCGACCACCCCTCGCTCACCAAAAAGAAGCTATAGAAAAGTTATTAAAAAACGACAAATTTATTTTGGCTGATGACATGGGTCTTGGTAAAACAACAAGTACTGTTATTGCATCTTTAGAAAGTGGGGCCAATAAAGTGTTAATTATTTGTCCAGCGTCACTTAAAATAAATTGGGAAAGGGAAATCAGAAACTATACTGATAAAACAATTTACATATGTGAGGGTAAAAAGTATGAACAAGCGGATTATGTAATTCTTAATTACGATATCCTTAAAAATTTCCACGACCCAAAGGATAAGTTAAACTCAATAATTCTTAATTCAAAATTTGATTTGGTTGTTATTGATGAAGCACATTATGTTTCAAATGCTCAAGCTCAAAGAACAAAGATTATAATGGATGTAACCAAAGACATTAAAAAACTTTGGTTATTAACGGGAACACCAATGACTTCTCGTCCAATGAATTACTATAATATTTTAAAACTTATTGATAGTCCCGTAAGTCAAAATTGGCAAGCTTACGCAATTAGATATTGTGGGGGGTATCAGTTTAGAGTTGGTGGTAAAAAGATTTGGAATGTTACAGGAGCGTCCAATTTAGAAGAATTAAGAGAAAGAACTTCTCGTCAAATTTTAAGAAGATTGAAAACTGAAGTTTTAGATTTACCTGAAAAAATTATGACACCTGTTTACCTTCGTTTGAAATCAAGATTATACGAAGGATTAATGGGTGAGTATTATGATTGGTATAACAACAGACAAGATGAATCAAAATCATTATCAGTTCAGTTCACAAAATTGATGAAAGTAAGACAAGTTATTGCTGAAGAAAAAATACCGATTACAATTGAACTTGCTGAAAACATTATTGAACAAGGTAAGAAAGTTATTATCTTCAGTAACTTTACCGAACCTTTAAAAAAGATACACGAACATTTTGGTAAAAAGTCTGTTTATTTAGATGGTTCAACGTCAAAACCTGCAAGACAAGATGCTGTTGACAAGTTCCAAGAAAGTGATAAAATACAAGTTTTTTGTGGTAACATGAAAGCCGCAGGTGTTGGGTTAACACTTACAGCAGGTGAAGCGGTTATTATGAATGACTTATCATTTGTTCCCGCAGAACATAGTCAAGCAGAAGATAGAGCATATAGATACGGACAAAAAAATTCAGTTTCAATATACTATCCCCTATTTGAAAACACAATTGAAGGTGTTATCTACGACATTCTTATAAAGAAGAAACAGATTATTGGTACGGTTATGGGTGATATAGATGAAAATTCTGTAGATATTGTTGAACAAATACTTAACGAAATCAATAGTAAGTAAGTATTTATAATTAATGAAATCGTTAAATTTAGTATCAGAGTCATTAGTTAGTCGTATATTAGGTGAGGAAACTCAACCTGAAACCAAATTCTTTATTAACGAAATGAAAACCATAGGTATTGATAAATTACCATATGGTTACGCATCATTAAGAAGATTTATTGACCCTGAAACAATGAAGTTTCATTATCAGAAACATTACAAAGGGTATGTTAAAAAATTAAATTCCGCTCTTCGTAAAAAAGATTACGGGGATGTTGAATTGGAAAATATTGTTAAACAAATTTCAAAGTATAATACAACAATAAGAAATAACGCAGGTGGAGCATTTAACCACGCATTATTTTGGAAGATGTTGTCGCCAACCCCACAAAAACCAAGTGGGGAAGTATTTGAAAAGATTGTTAAACAATTTGGAACATATCGTAACTTCAAAACTAAATTTGAAGAAATTTCAAGAAAAAGATTTGGTTCAGGATGGTGTTGGTTAGTATTAACCGATACGGGTAGATTAAAAGTAATGTCCACCTCAAATCAGGACAACCCACTTATGAA